GTGCGCAACCGTGAATTAAATTTCAAGGAACAATGGCTTAAAGAAATGGAAGCTCAAAACGCAAATAAACGGGCCGAATTACTTTTGAAGATTGCAGGTCATACGCATGGTGACCTTTATCAGCAACTAATGAATGAAGCCACTGACCAGCTTATGTTTCCTGTGTACCAAGATAAGGTGTTCACTGCTGGTGATATTGCAAGCCAACTTGGAGTTAGTCCTTACACAATTGGAATATGGGGACAGCGCTTAGGTCTAAAAGCGCCTAAGGGAATGACTAACCGTTACGGGTATTGGAAAGGTAATCGTTATTACTACAACCAATTAGCAGTTCAGAACTTCTATGAACATCAAGCAGCGATTAATGATGATGAGCTTTAGTAGGAGCAAAGGAGGCCGTAAATGAAAATAACTATCATCGGACCAGATAACAGCAGGCTCATCGAAAGCATCGCAAAAGGTAAGAAAGTATCACTAAAAGGATATGAAGTTTTTGTAGATGATGCTTACGAAAAAGAAAAAAAGCTGAAACGAATGAATGAATCAGCTTTCGGATGGACAACTTCAATTTGTGTGAGTGTAGTAACTGCTATTTTAACAACAATCGTATGGTATATAGCACTCCGTTAGTCAGAAGACTTGTAACAAATGCGACTGCAATTGGAAGCCAAAAAGATTTGAACATTAACTCTTTTGTTACTTCAAAGCGATGTTCAAAATAATGTTTACCTAAATTGGTAAGCTGAATTGACTTTGGCTTCGGATCTACCCAAGCGTTTGTTTCATATTTCGCTTCGGCTGTTTTGATAAATCCTTTTTGGCAAAGTTCTCTGAAATAATAATTTTGCATATTAACGTGCTTATTATCTATAGGAATAAAGCCGTGATCGTATTTATTAGATTCACGCATCAATTGTTTTAATAATTTACGTTCTTTTTTAACTGTTTCAATCAATTATAGTAGCCACCTTTCTAGGTGATTATAGCAAATCAGAGGAGACAACAAATGAAACAATGTCTAACCGGAAAAGTTGTTGAAGTTGCAGGGAAAATCGTTGGCTTGGTAATTCAAGACAATGGAAAAACGCTGCTAATCCGTAAAGCAGAATTACATAGTAATGAATTCGTACTTTGGGAATCAGCAACGTTTTTTAAAAAAGAAGATCTAGTTGGTGCTTATTGGCTAAAGTTCCTTGACAAATCCATTGTCATTACGGTACCCGTTAACAGCAACGCAGCAACTGGTTTCGTTAGCGAACTTTTGAACATGTAAGTTTACCGTATCTGAATTGTTAAGGTATTCAACTCGATGAACTAGATAGCGTGGGGCTTTGTGGTCACCGAGCGAGACAATATCGCCACGATTTGGAATACTTGGAAGCATAACATGACCATCTGAACGACCGTTAACGATTAAGTAACATTCAATCATATTGAGGCACCTCCTTTATGCGAGATGTCTTAATTATAGCAAAAGAAAGGAGTTGATTAGATGGCACAACTAAGTATACCAATTCCAGATGAGCAGATTAGTTCTGCTGTGATGGAAGTAGTGAAGAAACTCGACCTTGTGCCACGTGAAGACTTGCGTGCTTATTGTCCGCCACTTGATGATGTTCGTAAGGACTACTTCCGCAATCATTCTAAGCAGTGGATCCGTAATCTAATTTTTGACCGTTTCCCTGAAACACTTGACGTGAACGGGGGATGGGCAATTAATCCATCAGGCAAAGAACCTGGAATGAGGGGAACATATGTCAAGTTTGAGCAGATGAAGCAATGGCTTGATGAACACGATGATGAGATTGATTGGTACGAGAAACTAGCAAGTTAAGGAGGTGATTTGATGTTAGGACTAGCAATCCCATGGCTCGTGATCATGGCTTGCTTCTTAATTGGAGCAATCATCAACGTCATTGAAGGCGAAAAGTTAAATGTATTGAAACCAAAGTATCGGAAGAAGCATTGAGGAGGTAGGTACTTATGAGTACTAAGAAACTAAACAAGTTTGTTGATTTATCGAAGAAGTTAGTTAACTTCAAGGATTATTCAGTTGAGGAACAAGAAGAGTTCGTTAGCAATGCGATTGCAATTTATCGCAATAACAACTTAGGAGGCTCGGCAATTACTACTCAAGTTGCTAGATTCTTCTTGTTTCTAGTTGATCCTCGAAAGGCGGTGATCGAATGACGAAGATCATTAATTCTAAGCTCACAGCAATGCTAATAGGAGCATGGATCGCTTATTGTGCAAGTGTTGGTGATTATGACGGAGCAGTATTCTTGCTGTTCTTCTACTCACTAATGTTATGGGATTTAAACGCAAAAAAAGCCATCGGATCCGGCACATCCGATGGCAATAAATAACAAATAAAAATATATATTACGAGGTAATTATATATGAATGAGTTCAATTTATCAAAATTAAATAATGAAGTTAGTGACAAATGTGTATTTGTATCGGATTTGGCAGTTCGCTATCAAAGTGCTGCTACTCCCGAAGAACGAATGGCAATGGCTATTAAATTAGAAAACGCTGCTACGATGTTACGGATTTCAGCAGAACGTTTAGCTACGGAAACTAAAGATGTTTATGGAGGTAAACAAAAATGAACCTATCTGAAATCTTTGCCCGTAATTTGCGAGTACGTATGGCAACGCTCAGCTTCAAAACAAGTGACTTGTACAAAATGACAGGAATATCAAAGACAACCATAATGGCTCTGGAATACGGGGAAAATAAGGGAGTTATGTTTGAAACTATCGACAAATTAGCAGTAGCACTTGAATGCAAACCAGAAGATTTTTTCAAACTAAATTGCGAATGGACTAGTAAATCACACACAAGCAACTGGAAGAATGAGGTGGTCAAGTATGAATAATCAAGTAGCACAACAGCAGAAACCAACTAAGCTAACCGATCTTGTATTAGATCGTGTTAAACAAATGCAAGATACGCAGGATTTATCACTACCGAAGAATTACAACGCTTCTAATGCGCTTAATGCGGCCTTTCTTGAATTGCAAAAGGTACAAGACCGTAATCATCGGCCAGCCTTAGAGGTGTGTTCACATGACTCGATTGTTAAATCCTTGTTAGATATGACACTGCAAGGACTATCACCAGCAAAAGATCAATGCTACTTCATCGTATACGGCAATGAACTTCAAATGCAACGGAGCTATTTCGGTACTGTTGCAGCAGTTAAGCGACTGGATGGTGTTAAGAAAGTTAGGGCAGAAGTTGTTCACGAAAAAGATGACTTTGAAATTGGTGCTAATGAAGACATGGAGCTAGTCGTTAAGAGGTTCGTTCCTAAGTTTGAAAATCAAGATAATCAAATCATTGGGGCTTTTGCAATGATTAAGACTGATGAAGGCACTGACTTTACTGTGATGACCAAGAAAGAAATTGATCAGTCGTGGGCACAAACACGTCAAAAAAATAACAAAGTACAGCAGAATTTTAGTCAAGAAATGGCAAAGCGTACCGTGCTTAATCGTGCCGCTAAGATGTTTATTAACACGTCTGATGATAGCGACCTTTTAACTGGTGCTATCAACGATACAACAAGCAACGAATACGATGATGAGCGTCGAGATGTAACGCCCGTTGAGGATGAAAAACAAAGTACTGATAAATTGCTAGAAGGATTTCAAAAGTCACAAGAAGCGAAGGCTAAGGGGGTAAGTAATAATGGCAACAGCAACGAAGGCAAAGAAGCCAGTGAAGAAGTCGCAGACGGACAAACAGAACTGTTCAATGAGGGAACAATTAAGCCAGCCGATGAAGCTGACAGCTGATAATTACTATAGCCATGAGACCGATTGGCAATACATGAGCGTGTCACTGTTCAAGGACTTTGAAAAATGCGAAGCCCGTGCCTTAGCCAAACTTAAAGAGGATTGGCAACCTGTATCTAGCCCTGTGCCGCTTCTTGTTGGTAATTACGTGCATTCTTACTTTGAGAGCGCTAAAAGCCATCAAGACTTTATAGAAGAGAATAAGAAAGCACTTATGACTCGACCAACAAAAACTAATCCAAACGGACACCTCAGAGCGGAATTTAAGGGTGCTAATAGCATGATCCAGACGTTGCAAGCCGATGATATGTTTAATTACTTCTACGCTCCAGGTGACAAAGAAGTAATTGTTACAGGTACAATTGATGGCTACTTGTGGAAAGGCAAGATTGACAGCCTTGTACTTGATAAAGGGTATTTTTGTGACTTAAAAACAGTCGATGACATTCATAAAAGGCATTTTAATACCGATGTAGCAGCTCCAAACTTTATTTATGATCGTGAATATGATCTTCAAATGGCTGTGTATCAAGAATTAATTAAGCAAACTTTTGGAGTATTATGCAAGCCATATATCTTTGCTGTAAGTAAGCAAACACCTCCAGACCACGACGCGTTTAAATTTGAGGGTATGACTGATAAGTATGCTATGCAAGACGACATACGAAAGGTTAAAGAACTACAACTGCATTTCTGGAAAGTAATGACTGGTGAAGAGGCACCAATATCCTGTGGCAAATGTGATTACTGTCGCGAAACGAAGATGTTAAGTGGATTTACTAATGCAAGTGAAATCGAGGTATAGCAATGGAGCAACCAAGTTACTATTCAATCCTTACTGCTAATGTTCGCTATGACAAAGAGCTGAAAGCAAACGAAAAATTATTATTTAGCGAAATTACAGCGCTCAGTAATAGAAATGGATATTGCCACGCAAATAATAATTACTTTGCTAATCTTTACAACGTTTCAAAAACTTCTATATCCAATTGGATTAATCATCTTAAAGAACGAGGATATTTAAAAGTTGAAATGATAAAAGACGGGAAAGAAATAAAGGAACGAAGACTGTTTCCTATCAGCACCCCTATTAAAGAAAAGTTTAATACCCCTTCAAAAAATCTTTATGAGGGTAATAAAGAAAAGTTTAATACCCCTATTAAAGAAAACTTTAAGGAGAATATTACAAGTATTAATAATACAAGTACTAATAATACATCAGCAGGAACACAATCTGCTTCTAGTGAAAATCCATTTGATTTAATTCATGAACATCATATTAATGCGAATGAAGGGGACCATCTACCTGTTTTCTTAAATGCGATTGATCAGTTAGGAGCACCGTTAGTTTGTTGGGCAATACATCAAACAGCAGATGGACCGGCTCCTCATTCATGGAGCTATTTGAAGAAAGTATTTGATCGATTGAAAGCTGACAATATTTCTGATGTAGAAGAAGCGAATAAGAGAGCTAAAGAACATAAACAAGGAAAGAATAGTAGATCAGTTCCTAAACCAAGAAAGAAGCGAATATACGATTAGAGGTGGTTTAGATGGCTCTTACTAAAGCGCAATGGGACATTGATCCCAAATTGTTTGAAAAGGCCGGAGTAAATATCCATGATCCAAAACTAAAAGAGAAAATGGAACAACGCGACAAGCAAATGTACAACAAATTTAATCGTGACTTACAAAGAAATAAGACTAAGGCTGTTTGGAATAAGTCTCTGTGGTCTTCGGGAGAAATTGTATTCAGTTTCAAAGATTGGAAACCAGATGAACGGGATAACCCACAGCAAGCCCGATTTTTAGGCAGAAAGGCACTAAAC